GATTAAAGGCTCTTTTATAAACGGCGTCTTTGAAAAGGATAGGATAATCCTTAATTTATTGAGACACAATGGTAATAGCTTTAAAGGTTTATTGAATGTGGATGATGTGATTCAAATTGGAGATCATGATTTGTGTATATTCAATTTATCTAGTGGAGGTACATTTAATGATGCTTTGCCGTTAATAACAGATCAATGGACATACAATGGTCCAATTAAGGCCACTGGCCGTGATGTTAAAGGTAACATTTCAACCTGGTATGGTACTGCTGTTCGCGGACGTGAGAAATATTCCTGTGGATGTTTGGTATGGTTTAATGGTGGAAGCTATGATAGTAGCATTGATACCCATAAGGGTATGTGTGCTTCTCCTTTGATAGCAGATACTTCCAATCCACACATCATAGGATTTCATATAGCGGGATATAGTGAAACTACTAGCGGGTATTATATAACTGCAACAAGAACAGAGATTATTAATACCATAAATACATTAGTTAAACAATTAGGTATATGTGAACCCAATAGTGGATACATTTTTAAAGACCAACGATATAATTTGTCTGTTAATTATGTAGATACCATATCTGAATTAGCACCAGTGTGTTGGCATGAGAATGAACCATACACCATTCGTGGTAGTATAGGTGTTCAAAGTACCTATTTTTCCAATATTAGGCCTAGCATTCTGGCGAAGGCGTTTTATGAAATAACTGGTACGGATCCTATATGGGGTCCTCCTCAATTTAGGCCCACTTATTGGCCATGGAGTGAATATTTATCCCATGCACGATCACCTATTATGAATATGGAACATAATTTATTACTACAAGCGAAGGAAGACTATGTAAAACCATTGTGTAAGTTATTTAAAAATTATCACAATGTTTATCCATGTCAACCTCTTCAGGAGAGTGAGATCATAAATGGTATCGCTGGATTACGTTTTATAGATAGTATGAATTTCAAAAGTAGTTTTGGTTTTCCTATCGGGGGTACAAAACGAAAACACTTGATTGGTGAACCAGGAAACTTTGAGTTTGATAACATAGAAGATATTAGGATTGAAATTGATGCAATGAATAATTGTTATAAGGAAGATAAAAGATATTATCCAATTTTTAAAGCTTGTTTGAAAGATGAGCCAGTTAAGAAAACTAAACGTAAGGTTAGGGTTTTTCATGCGGCTGATATGGCTTTACAATTTAATTTGAGAAAGTATTTTCTTCCTGTGATGAGACTTTTGCACGCTAATCCGTTAATTTCAGAAAGTGCTGTTGGTATAAATCCTCAATCTGATGAATGGGACCAAATGCACAAATATGTTACCCATAATGGGCTAGCAGATGATCGTATTGTTGCTGGTGATTATTCTAAATGGGATATAAAATTACCTCCAGATGTTGTCATGATGGCATTTAACATATTGATTCAATTAGCGTCACTACTAGATGGATATACTAGCGAAGATTTAAAAATAATGAAAGGTTTGGCGACTGATGTCACTTTTTTTATGTGCCATTTTAATGGTACATTGATTGAATTTGTGTCAGGTGTGCCATCTGGTCATAATCTTACTGCATTATTGAATAGTATGTGTAATTCACTTTTGCTTAGATGTGGGTATTTCTCAACAGGTGGTAAAGGCAGTTTTCGACAAAATTGCCATGCCATGACATATGGTGATGATTTTTTCTTGGGTTTATTGCATTATTGTAATACATTTAACCATATAGTTTATAGAGATTTTTTAGCGAAATATGGTATGACATTAACTATGCCTGATAAGGAGGCGGTAGCAACAACCTTCTTAAATATTTGGGAGTGTGATTTTCTCAAGAGGCGTAGTGTTTTATGCCCTTATGACGGTGTCATATATGGAGCTTTGGACATAGAGTCCATAAATAAATCTATTGTGGTGAAAGGTAAGACTACAACGTCCAATAGAGAACATGCTTATGATGTTTTGTATGGATGTTTTAGGGAGTTATCTTATCACGATAAACAGACTTATGTCGAGTGGTCAACTATATACAAAAAATTAGCCCATGAGCTAAATTTTATTGTCTTAGGTATGAACATGTCGCATGAGGGATACTTTAAGTATCGTAATGGTCTAGAAGATGACACTAGATCATTTTATATGAATTTGTCATCACACCAGCGTGCTTCAGATGGATACCCAGTGATATCAGAGGCTTCTGAAGAGTCCACGCTACAATCGACCCCGAGTGATATATCTAATTCGGAAGGGTATGAGAGTTTTGAGCTTGACTCTCTTTTTAACCAAAATGAGCTTACTAATAATAATAATAATAATAGTTATCTTGGTACTAAAATTCAAGAGGGTGACTTGGACCCATTGCCAAGAGGAAATCCTGAGCCACATTCAGGAGTCATAGGCAATGAGCCTAATATAGTTGATGCAGCAGCTATGGAATCCGGTATTTTACATTTGTCAGGTGCTAAGGAGGAAAAAGCTATTAATACTCAACTTAAAGAAGCAGAAATGTTATCATTGAGACAAGATGAGAGTCGGTCTTTAGGTAATTATCTGTC